GTCGATCTTGCCCTTGCGCTTGAGGTAGCGCCAAAGGGCGTTGTTCTGGCTGACGTTGTCGGCGATTTCCGACGGGTGATTGCGGAGGGTCGAAGTGACCAACTCCGTGAAGACTGCACTAGGCGAGGTCATTGCGTGGTTTCCTTAACCGCGCGCTCTGATGCCCCTGAACGTGGCTGCCATCGAATCTTCCCAACTTCCACCGGCCTTCGCGATGACCCCCACGCTTCCCGGCTTGCGGGACTGTGTGGAGAGCTTCGCGGCTGCCGCCGCCTGTGCCTTCTGCTTTTCGATGGCGTCGGCCTTGGCCTTCGCATCCTGCTCTGCAGAGAGTGCTTTGCTGACTTCCGGGTGTACTTTGGTCGCTGCTTCGTAAAGCTCTGCGAGGTCCATTCCTGGTTCGTATAGCTTCACCATAATTGCCTCGACCTTGTCGAAGTGCGGAGCGTTCTTCTTGAACGCCTCGATCTTCGCTTCGGCTTCAGCGACCTTGGCTTGTTCGGCTGCCTGCTGCTGTGCGGTGAGGTGAGATTTGATGGCGCCCAGCTCTTGAGCGAGCGCGTTATATTGCGGGTCCGGCTGCCCCTGTGCGGGCTGGCCGTTGAATGCGGCTCGGATGTCGATCCCGTACATCTGCGCGATCTGCTGGAGACCCCTGACGCCGTCCGTCGCGAGAAGCTGGTCGGCTTGCGCCAGTCGCCGGAAATACTCCGGAGCCGGGGCATCGACCTGCCTCAGGCGGTCCTGAAGGCTGTTCGTGATCTCTTCAAACGCGCTGAGGGATTTGAGCCGCTCCCCATCGGTCGTGAACTTCTTGTGGATCTCGCCTTCCCGATTGGCCCAGTACTCCTGAACCTTGGGTGGAAGCGTAGCCCACTCTGCTCTCACGTCCGCCGGCAGGGACTGCGGCGCCTCGATGGCCGGCTTAGCCGGTTCGGGCGGCGCAGCCTCGAGGCTGCCGGGTGCCTGTAGCGCAGGCGTCGCGGGTGTCGCGCCGGCCTTCGCCTGAAACTTGCCGTCTTCCCCATGCTCAGGGCGACGGGCCTTCATAGCCTCGAATGTTGCCGCAAGCGTGTCGTCCATCGACCGCTCGGGGGGCGCCTCGACAGCCGGTGCCTCTACGGGCGCGGGTGTCGGGACTTCGGCAACTGCGATTTCGTCGGTCATACAATATCACCGCTTATGGGGTTATTCAACGGGTGAACTCGGGTAGCGCACGCGGCGTCCACTCGCGCCCGTGCTTGATGGCGCGCTCTTTGGATTCGTAGGTCGGCTTGTATTCGCCCGGATCGACCACCCGGCAGCCGGTGCGCTTCAGGTCTTCCCGCTGGGCCGCGCGACCGTCGATCATCTGCTTGCTCGCCATGCTCATGTACGGGGCAATGTCGCGGGTGATCTGCGGCGTCGGGACGAAGTCGCCGGCCGTCTTCATGGGCTTGCCGGTGGCCTTGGATACCCACTGTTCGCCGCGCAGGACGTAGCGGTCGACGCTCACTTCGCCCTCCCGTTCGGCTTGTCCTTGGCGGCGTCCTGCTTGGCCCTCATGGCCTGCAGCCCCATGGCGTGGCTCTCCTGCCCCATCTCGCGGGCGCGGGCCTGCTCGTCGGCGGCAAGGGCGTGCTGGCCAACGGTAATGGCGGCCTCAGCCTGGAGCTTCTGCATCTCCATGGCGTGCGCCTCGCGGGCGCGCTGCTGTTCGGCCTGCATCTCCTGCATCCGCATGTCGAACTCGGCCTGCTTTAGCTGGGCCTCCTGCGTCATGGTCTGCTGGTCGATCTGGCCCTGCATCTGGGTCTTCTGCATCTCGACCTGAGCGCCTTGGGCGGCGGTCTGGGCCTTGATCTTCTCGACCTCCAACTTGGGATCGGGCGCCGGCGGGGCCGGCGGCTCCTTGGACTTGGCGTCCAGCCGCTTCTGCCATTCGTCGAGGATGTGGTCGGCCTGCCTGCCCAGCTTGAAGTTGCGGGCGAAGGTGCGGGCTAAGCCCACTGCCTCGGGCGGCGTCATGTAGCCAGCCTGCACAGCCGGGCCGATGGCCGCGAAGTACGTCGCCAGCCCCTGCACGAAGCCCCCGACGTTCTCCTGCTGCTTGCCGAGGTCGGCCTTGATGGTGCCGTCCGTCTCGATGTCGATGTTGAACTCGCGCCGCATGTCCGACTTCAGCAGGCGCAACTGCTCCTCGTTCAAGGCGATGCCGGTCATCATCTCGAACTCTTCCGGCGTGAAGTGCTCGGCCATCAGGTCGGTCGTCATCCGCATCAGGTCGCGGGCGTGGAGCTGGATGTCCTGCTGCGCGCTTTGAAGACGCAGGCTGCCCCATTGGGCCTTCAGTTCCTGAGCGCCGAGCGTCTCGCTTGCCTTGGTCGAGCCCCGCAGGATGTCGGCAACGCCTGTCAGCTCGTAGATGACCTTCTTGCACATCTCGCGCGATTCGTAGAGCTGCTTGAGCGTGACAACGGCCTGCTCGATCGGCATGAGCCAGAAGGCTTTTTCGATGTCGCCCTGCACCAGTGCGCGCGAGGCGTCGGGCGCCGGGGCCATCTCGCCCTCGTCCAGCCCCTTCATGGCCTTCACCGCGCTCTCGAATGCGCCGTCGTAGATGCCACGCCACTTGATGACCTTGATCAGCGCCCCGATGCGCCGGGTCAGGCTGTTCATCTCCTCTTGCTGCGCCTGCCAGACCATGAACGGGCAGATGGGGACCTGCGTGTCCGTGGTCTCGATGGCAAGGCGCGGCTTAGGAACGGGGAAGAAGCCCAAAAGCCCGTAGGGGTCGTCCTCGATCTTCAACGGCCCTTGGTCGTAGCTTTCGGCGATCCAGTAGACCTTGCGCTTTGAGCGATCCCAGATCTCCCAGACGTTGGCGCGCTTGAACGTGTCGGGGGTCTGCGCGTCCTTGTCGGGCTGGCCCTCGACAGTGGCGTCAAGGTTGACCTTCCACGCAAGATCCGGGTTCAGGCCCTCAAGCTCGTCGCGGGTGAACACCCAATGGAAGGCGATCCACGGCGTATCCGCCCAGCGCTTGGCCGGGCCAAGGCGGAAGTCGTCCCAAATTACCGGCTCCCATGTGATGTGCTTCGACACCACCGCGCCGGGGATGGCGTTGCCCGTCTCCTGGTCGGTGGTATCGGGGCCCATGACGGTGTTAACGCGCAAGCGGGTGACGGCGCGGCCCAGAAGCTCGCGGTCCTTCACTGCGGCCTTGAGGGCGTCGTCGTAGTCGTAGAGATCGGACTGGACCGAAATGGCCCGCTCGATCACCTGACTGACGTTGCTGCGGTCCTTGTTCTTTCGCTCGGCATCGGCCTGAGCCGCAGACGTGGCCGCGATGACGGCAGGGTCGGGCTGCATCGCCGGGCCGCCGTTGTGGCCCATCTGGGCGGGCGGCGGCTCCACCGGCATGGCCTCGCCGAAGCGCGCCCGCACGTCCGCCGTCGGCATGCTGTTATAGATCGCCGGGCAGACGGTCTGCATGTTGGCGTACAGGATGTTGAACTTCGCCACCCGGTAGCCCGAGCGGTCCGAGCGGAACTGCGAAATCGCCGTCTTGGCGTCCTCTCGCCAGTCGCGTTCCGTCTTGGTCGCAAGCTCGATTGCCGACATCCAGTACTTATGGAAGTCCTGCTTGGACTTGATCGTCTCCTTGAGCGTGTCGACGTTGCCGGTATCGGCGCTCGTTACCTCGGAAGTCTCGCCGATCATGTGCCGTCCCTCTCACGGCGCCGCGACGCCTGACGCTCGATCATCTCCTTGATGGAGAGATTCGATTGCATGGTCCCCTCTGGGGTGCCGATGAAGAAATCCGTCTTGGGCTTGGGCGCGTCCGCCTCACGGACATACGGGCGGCTCATCACGGCGTAGCGCGTCTCGTCGCCGGCATGGTCCTCCGCCTTGGTGTCCACGTCCTCGGGGCGGTTCTCGTCGTGCGGCAGGGCCGGAATGGTGCGGATCGAGTCGCGGCATGTGTCGAAAAAGTAGAGCATCGGGCGCCCCTCCTCTCCCTTGAGGCGTGCCCGCAACTGGTCCCAACCACCCATCGCACCGCGCGGGCCGACTCTGGAATTGTCAGCCCGACCGAATGCCACCTTGCCGCCGCTGCCCTTCAGGATGCGCTCGGCAATGGATGGGCCGCCGTCGTGGTTGTGGGCCGCCGGGTCGATCACGCCGTAACTGATGAGGTCGCCCGCCTCGCGCTCCACGATGCCGACGCCAACCTCTTCTGCCGTCAACTTCAGGCCGACGTTGGGTTCACCTGTGCTGCCGTACCATTCGCGGTACTTGACCAGCGCGCCGCGCGGATAGGCTCGAATGCTGCCGTCGCTGATGGCGTACCAGCCAACG